ACCGAGTGTGGGGTTTTACCCTCTTTTATAGGGCTGGGGAGCAAAAAGCGCGTTAACAGAAGCGAGAAGCGAGCTGATTGGTTAGTTTAAATAAGGCTTGGGGTTTTTCCCGGTCTTTTGGGGAACTTGAAACTGAGGTGGGACTTTCCAGAAACTGTTGCTAGTTTCGCTTTATCTGAGTACCATCTGTTCTTGGCCCTGAGCCGGGGCCCAGGTGCTCGACCACAGATATCCTGTTTGGCCCCTGTCCCAGTTTTGTTCAGCCTTATTCTTTAACTAAACTTCCTTGTGACTTTTGAGAACTCAGCTCTGGTACTTTTTCATGCCTTGCAAAATGGCGTTACTGCAGCTAGCTTGCTAAGCCTTATGGTGGGGTCTTTCATTCCCCCCTCTTTCTGGAAACTGAATAAAATCTTTTATTCACGCGATTCTACTTCTTCTGGATCTATTGATTTGAGTTGGTGATACTGTTGGGTCAGAACCAGGGCCTGCACCACCGAAATTCTGTCTTTTACAAACTGGACCAAGCGGTTGAGAATGCAGGGTCCGAGGAGTAGGATTAATAAAAGTACTATCAGAGGGCCCATAATGGTGGATATCAGGGTCGTGAACCATGGGGACCTGTTAAACAGTCCCTCAAACCACCCTTGTCCTGATTCGAACAATTTTTGCCTCTGGTTTAGCCTTTCTCTTAGCTTAGCCATGCTATCCCTTACTACGCCAGTGTGGTCTGCATAGAAACAGCATTCTTCTTTTAGGGCAGCACATAATCCTCCTTCTTTTAGGAACAGCAGATCTAATCCTCTCCGGTTCTGTAGGACCACCTCAGACAACGAGGTCAGAGACTTTTCTAGGGCACTGACTGATTTTTCTAAGGCCCCAAGGTCTGTATGTATGGCTGCCTGGAGCTGCTCGAATTGTTTGGTGGCCACTAGGGCTGTAGTCCCTGTTCCTACTCCTGCAGCTATGCCGCCCATAGTAAGTCCTCCCAACAGCAGGGCCAGAGTTAATGACACCGGCTCTCTTTTATATTTGGTTTTTCTCTCAAACTGGTCATAAACATAACCAGGGGAGTGGTAGGTCACCTTTGGCCAGAGCTCAACCAGGACACAGTAATCGGTGGTGAGGTTGAGTACAGTGGTAGATAGGCAGGGAGTGAGCCCGGTGTTGCAAGCCCAGATGGTCCCGGCGGGAGCAGCCAGATAGTAGGACCCGTCGCTCGCCTTCTGGGTGGTATTACACAGGGCCTGATGGGTTTTGGGAACTGCTCCTACGCAGAGTCCCTGCCCGGTCACTTCGGACAGGGTCAGCTTGTGTTGGGAGGCCACGGAGCAGTTAGCTGGGGCAGAGGTATGGTTGGAGTAGGTACCTAGGACGGCAACCCCTTCGTAGTAGGGGGGTCCCGATACCAGACACAGCCAGCACCCTTGGGTTCTGTCGGGACTGGTGAGGTTGAGTGCTTGATAGGCTCCTTTTACTAGGTTTAGCAGCCTGTCCCCCGTCCCAGGTTGTTGAGAAGGCGGGGGAGCCCCAGGCACCATAGAGGCCGCGCCTGAAGGAGGAGGATGAGGAGGCCTGGGGAGCATGATCTGCACGGGTTGGGAGGGGGGTAGCTGTTCAGTGATCACGGGATTAGGCCCAATGGGGACGCGGGGTCCTACATTGAGGACCTGGCGGGTCAAAGAGAACCGGGTCACCGGGTCGGCCCCCGTGGATCGGTAGAGTCTTAGTCCCCAAACTTTGGGGGCATCCCAGCTGGCCTTTTTACCCGCGTCAGTGAATTCTAAGACTAGGGGGTTGCATCGACCCCCCGGTGTGGCACCCTGGACGCCACTGGAGACCGAGGAATCATAACAGGGGCCCTGATCCTTAGGAGTGTTTCCTCGCTTAAGGGAAATTAGGTCCCATGATGATGATGGCTTCCAGTATGCCTGTCCAGTGGTCTCACATCCCCATTTGCCACAGTAGCCCTCTCCCGGCCCTCCACACCCTATTGGTACAGTATGACCGGGGCAAACATAGAAGTCATACAGTCTTGTCCTTTTTCTTCCCCCCGGAGAGCGGCAACCATCTCCAATATCGGGTTCTGGGTCATCCCAATGGTCTCCAACTAAATCACACAAGTCAAAATATAGTTTAGGGAAGGTGTCTGTCATCGTCCCCAGGAGGGAGGTAGCGTTACTGTTTTGTCCTGTCATTAGGTTGGTAACTCTCCAAGTGACATTGAAGACCTGGTGAGGGCTGTCACGTTGTACCGAGGCTCCTGCCCTCACCAAGATCCCTATAACTATTAGGGGGCCCCACGGGTTAATCTTATCTTTAAGGGGTTTTGAGAACGCTGGACCTTCCATGCTGCTCCGGCCGGAGGAGTTGTCGCCGCCTTTACGTGAGCGGCGTGTATCCACGCAGAGATGCCGTCAACTTTGAGAGCGGTGGGGGTGGTCAGCAGGACGGTGTAGGGTCCTTTCCAGCGAGGTTCCAAGTTCTTAGTCTGGTGCCGGCGTACCCACACGGCGTCACCGACACGGAAGGGGTGTGGTATCACTGGCTGATCTAGCTGGTCCTGATAAGCAGCGGCCAGCGGCTTCCAGACCTCTCGTTGTACTGCTTGGAGGGCCTGTAAGTGAGCTTGGAGAGAGGGACTATTAGTTAACTTTGACATTTCAGGATCATGAAAATTGACAAGGGGCGGGGGTGCCCCATACAGAATTTCATACGGAGTCAGTCCATGGGGGCCCGGAGTGTTCCGGGCTCGGTAGAGGGCTAAGGGGAGTAGGAGTACCCAGTCTCTAGTGCCAGCTGCAAGGTTTAATTTAGTTAGAGTCTCCTTGATGGTTCTATTCATTCTTTCTACCTGACCTGAACTCTGGGGTCTATAAGCACAATGTAATTTCCAATCGATCCCCAGTAAATCGGCCACCGACTGACTTACCTGGGAGACGAAGGCAGGCCCATTATCGGAACCCAATACCTGTGGCATCCCGAATCTTGGGAATATTTCTTCTAATAGCTTCTTGGTCACAACCTTGGCAGTTTCACGTTTAGTTGGGAAGGCTTCCACCCAGCCAGAGAAGGTGTCTACGAACACCAGGAGGTACTTGTACCCGTACAGCCCTGGTTTAACTTCAGTGAAGTCAATTTCCCAATGGGTACTGGTCGATGTCCCGCGTACTCGTACCCCTGCCCCGATTTTGGCTTTACTAGCATTTACTTGAGCACAGACTGTGCAGGATTCTGCCACATACTGAAGAGTTCTGTCCCTGTTTAACATGTAGTAGGGGCTTTCTTCTCTGTCAAGGAGCGCCTTCATCTTTTGAGGGCTGAGATGGGTGAGTCTATGAAGGGAGTCTAATAATTCAAACACAAACTGATCGGGCATCACCGGCTTGCCTTGTAGGACCCAATATCCTTTTATCTGATTATAGGTGGCCCCCAGTTCTCGCAATCTTTTTAGATCTGTTTCGGTGTAATGGAGATAGGCAGGCGTGTACGGGGTCGAGTCCTCTATAAGGAGTGTAGAGGCTTCTGGAACTGTTTTTGTGGCTGCCTCTCGGGCCGCCTGGTCTGCCATACGGTTGCCTCTGGCTTCGGCACTGTCTCCTTTCTGATGTCCTGGGCAATGGATAATACTGAGTCTCTTTGGCAAAAAGAGGGCTTTCAGCAAGGCTAGGATCTCGCTTTTGTTCTTGATTTCCTTGCCTTCTGAGGTCAGCAACCCCCGTCTCCTATATATTTCCCCATGAACATGGGCCGTAGCGAAGGCATAGCGGCTATCAGTGTAAACATTTAGCTTCTTACCTTCTGCCATTTTCAGGGCTTGGGTGAGTGCGATCAGTTCGGCTCGCTGGGCTGACGTTCCAGCTGGCAGGGCCCTCGCCCAGATTACCTCGGTTTCAGTCGTCACTGCTGCCCCAGCCTTTCGCTGTCCTTCTTGCAGAAAGCTGCTCCCATCGGTATACCAGGTGTGGTCGGCGTCTGGGATGGGCTGGTCGGTGAGATCCGGTCTGGTTCCATGCGTTTCAGCCAAGATCTCGAGGCAATCATGGGGGGCTCCTTTTTCCGGTAGAGGGAGCAAGGTGGCAGGATTGAGGGCCACCACTGGTCCGAACTGAACTCGGTCAGTGTCTAGGAGCATTGCCTGGTAGTGGGTCATGCGGGCGTTGGATAGCCAGCGGTCAGGGGGTTGCTTGACCAGTGCCTCTACTGCATGGGGGGCCAGGATGACTAGCGGCTGTCCCATAGTTAGCTTGCCTGCATCTTTTGTCAGAACGGCAATGGCTGCTACCATCCGTAGGCAAGGGGGCCACCCGGCTGCCACTGGGTCTAGCTTTTTGGACAGGTAGGCCACAGGCCGACGCCAAGGTCCCAGTTTTTGCGTTAGGACGCCTTTGGCGTAGCCCTGCTTCTCGTCGACAAAGAGTTCAAAGGGCTTAGTCAAATCTGGCAATCCCAGGGCGGGGGCAGTTAGAAGGGCCTGTTTGATTTCTTGATAGGCCTTTTGCTGGTCTGGGCCCCAATTAAACAGAGTCCCCGTTTTGGTAAGAGGATACAAGGGGGCCGCCATTTCCGCAAACCCAGGGATCCAGAGGCGGCAGAAGCCTGCCGTCCCTAGGAACTCCCTTAGTTGTCGAGGAGTCTTTGGAACGGGTTGCCCCATCACAGTCTCTTTTCTAGCCTCAGTCAGCCATCTCTGACCCTCCCTCAGAAGGTACCCCAGGTATTTAACCTGTTTCTGGCAGATTTGGGCTTTCTTGGCCGAGGCCCGGTATCCGAGGTCCCCTAGGGTTTGTAGAAGGGCCCGAGTACCTTGTTGGCAGTCTAGTTCGGAAGTAGCGGCCAGCAGTAAGTCATCCACGTACTGTAGCAGGATCAAGTCTGGGTGCTGGATCCGGAAGTCTGCTAGGTCTCTGTGCAATGCCTCATCAAACAGGGTGGGACTGTTTTTGAAACCCTGTGGGAGTCTGGTCCAGGTCAATTGTCCAGAGATTCCCATTTCTGGATCTCTCCACTCAAAGGCAAAGAGAGGCTGACTGGTGGGGTGGAGTCTCAGGCAGAAAAAGGCATCTTTTAAATCAAGCACAGTGTACCACTGGTGGGACGGAGGGAGTCCACTTAAGAGGTTGTAAGGATTGGGCACGGTGGGGTGGATATCTTCCACCCGCTTGTTGACTTCTCTCAGATCCTGGACAGGCCTGTAATCATTAGTCCCTGGTTTCTTAACGGGCAGCAGGGGTGTGTTCCAGGGGGACTGGCAAGGTACCAATATTCCCTGGTCCAACAGTCTCTGTATGTGGGGCTTGATCCCCAGTCTGGCTTCGTGTGACATGGGGTACTGTTTGATGGACACAGGGGTGGAGGTTGCCTTTAGAGGTATAATCAGAGGCGCTTGGCGAACTGCCAGTCCCATGCCCCCGGTTTCTGCCCAGGCCTGGGGAAAGTCAGAAAGCCAGGTGGACCCTAGAGAAACATCCGGCTCTGTTGAGGTCTCATGTAGCCGATACTCATCCTCTATGCCAAGGGTCAACACCTGCAGGGGCTGTCCTTTTGGTCCCACAACCTGAGCTCCCGATCCCTCGAAGTGGATCTGGGCCTTTAACTTAGTCAACAAGTCCCTTCCTAGCAAAGGATAAGGGCAGTCCGGCACATGGAGGAAAGAGTGAGTGACCTTACCGGTAGCCAGGTGCACCTTGCGATCTGTGGTCCAGTGATACCGCTTTCCTCCAGTAGCCCCTTGGACCCAGGCAGACCTGTCACTTAGGGGTCCAGGGTTCTGGGTCAGCACGGAGTGTTGGGCCCCAGTATCCACCAGGAAGGTGACTGGTTGCCCCCCGACAGTAAGGGTTATCCTGGGTTCAGGGGGGGGCTCCTGACCCTGACCTCCCTAGTCATCTAGGGTCAGGAGGGAGGTCTGGGGCCTCGGTCCTCGGGGCCCCCGTGGCTTCTTTGGGCAATCCCTAGCCCAGTGTCCCTTTTCTTTGCAGTAGGCGCATTGGTCCTTATCGAGTTGGGGCCTCCTTCGCTCTCCCCCCTGTCTATCCTGTCTCTGACCTGTAACTACGGTGGCCAAGAGTTTGCTCATTTCTCTCTGTCTTCTGCGGTCCCTCTCTTTCTCTTTCTGCTCATCCTCTGCCCTACGGCGCTCCTCTTTTTCCTCTGTTTCTCTCTTAATACGTTCTTCTCTCTCTTCTGGGGTCTCTCTCTTATTAAAGATCCTTTCTGCTTCTCTCACTAAGTCCCCTAAGGTCTTATTTTTTAAGTCTTCTAACCGCTCTAACTTTCGACCAATGTCTGGAGCAGACTGCCAGATGAACGACATGGATACATTGGTTTCTTGCCCAGGGTCCTCAGGGTCATAAGGAGTGTATCTGCGATAGGCCTCTTTGAGTCTCTCTAGAAAGGCCGAGGGCGACTCGTTGGACCCCTGGGTTATTCCTTTTACCTTAGCCAAATTGGTGGGGCTCCTGCCCGCATTTTGGAGACCCGCCAAGAGCAGCTGGCGATAGAGAACTAGGTGGTTCCTACCTCTAAGGGTGGTGTAGTCCCAGTCGGGACGTTCGAGGGGGAAAGCAGCCTCGATCTCATTGGGCAATTGGGTGGGGCGGCCATCGTCGCCCCGGACTGCCTTTCTGGCTTCCAGGAGCACCCGCTGCTTTTCTTCTCCTGTCAGCAGAGTCCCCAGCAACTGTTGACAGTCATCCCAAGTAGGCTGGTGGGTGGTGAGGACAGACTCGATTAAGGCAGTCAATTTACCTGGATCTTCGGAGAAGGAAGGGTTATTATTTTTCCAGTTATATAGATCCGAGGAGGAAAACCGGCCAGTACTGCAACTGACCATTACCCCCCAAACGGAGTGCGGAAAGCCCGAGAGGTGGTGGAAACTGCCGCGGGGGGGGTCTCTTTTGCCCCGCAAGCGAGACACCATGGGAGAGGGGGCAGGAATCTCAGGAGTGGAGGTGGCCTCTTCTCTGTCGCCATCTCCGTCAGAGGAGGACGGTCCCTGTTCTCCGTACGGCGGAGGGTCTTCTGTGAGAAGGTCAATGAGAGGTCCGCCATTATCGGAGAGAACCTGAGGTTTAGAAGGTCTGGGTTTTATAGAGGGGGTAAGAGCAGGGTAAAGGGCAGATCGGGGCGGAGGTTGGGTCGAAGGACCGGATGGGAGGATGGGAGCGGTTGGAGAGAGGGAGAGTTTGGGAGAGACAAAAGGTTTGACCCACGGAGGGGGTTCATAGGCAATAGCCTCCCAGGTGACAATGTATGGGACCTGATCCGGGTGTCCGTGGGGACCGGGAGAGAACACCTTAGATTTAACCTGTAAAATAATGTCCAAATTAAAAGTACCATCTTGCGGCCACCCTACACCGAAAGTTGGCCACTCGGCAGAGCAGAAGGTGACCCAGCGTCTCTTCTTGACGTCCACGGACTGGTTGGACGCGATGCGCTGGACGTCTCCCCAGTGTTCTAGGGTCAGACTCAGAGGGGTGGTTACGGTCTGTCCCATATTTTTAGAAACGGTCCAAAACAATAACGAACAGACAAATGACAAAACAACACTGAGACAGACAAGACGCGCGGCGCGGTTTCGGCGAAAAACCGAAAGCAAAAATTCAGATGGAGGCGGCGAGGGCTTGGACCTCTCGTCTCCTAAAAGAACCACGTCCCCCTCCGACAAAGGAGGGGCTCCAAATAGTCCGAATCGGTCAGGACTCGGACTTACTGATCGGGCCACCCAGCGGGCCCCTGATGCCTCTGAGACGTCTCCCAGGGCTGCGGTCGGGAATACGAACTCGTCAGTTCTTCCACGGAACCGCCAGATACAGATCTAGTTAGCTAACTAGTACAGATTCAGACGCAGGCGCAAAAAGTAGATGCCGGCACACACACACACGCACAAAGACAGGGACGGAGACAAAACGATCGCTGGCCAGCTTACCTCCCGACGGTGGGTCGGTGGTCCCTGGGCGGGGGTCTCCAAATCCCGGACGAGCCCCCAAATGAAAGACCCCCGAGCCGGGTAGTCAATCACTCAGAGGAGACCCTCCCAAGGAACAGCGAGGCCACGTTTCGGATGCAAACAGCAAAAGGCTTTATTGGGAACACGGGTACCCGGGCGACTCAGTCTATCGGATGACTGGCGC